CACGGATGGCCGCATATACTCCAAATCAACAACTACAGTCTTCTTCATCATTCAACTCACTCAATATATAATTACAATGATTTATGTTTATTATTGATACAACGCCTCGCCTCGCCTCGCCTCGCACTGACCACCACCATTTTATACGCTCCCGCCTACATCCTTACTGAAAACTAGAGCATATATAGCATTATCTTATCACTTTTTGAAAAGTCAGTCAGGCGGGGGGAATGGCGCATGTCCGTCGAAAAATGGCGCCGGATGCAATATCCAAAATTCGCCTTATTGAGATCCCGCTATATTTTCGACACATGCGTGTGAAAATCGCAAGTTATGCTCTCGTCAGGTGAAATGCGCAAAAACGCGTTTTAAAAGTAAAACGGCCAAACCCGGATTTGGACATTTTTGGAAAAATACCATTTTACCCATTTTGAGTTAGCGGGATATATAGGCGTTTGCTTTCTGGTGATGACACTGATTATGGTGCAAATGTTGCCAAAATCACTAAAATGACAAATTGCAAGAGACGACAAAATTGGGGTAAAGGACGACAAAAAGACGACAAGTTTGTGACGATGATGTTCGTTTTTTGATAAGATAATGGCAACATTCAGACCAATCGATGGTGCGAATGTTGCCAAACCATTGGGGTAAAATGAAATATCAGTCACAAACCAAACAACCTAATTACACCGGTGAAATATTGCACACTATTTATCGAGTAAATATAGGCGGTCATACTATAAGACTATATAGTAAGTCTGGGGTAAAAGGACGACAAAATTGGGGTAAAAGGACGACAAATGGACGACACACTTGTGACGATGACGTTCACTTTTCGATGTGAGAATGACTACATCTAGACCAACCGATGGTGTGAATGTTGCCAAACCCTTGGGGTAAAATGAACTTCTCAGTGATAACATTGGCGAAAATATAATAGATATATAATATGCAGTGTATATAGAGTAAATATAGGCGGTCATACTACCAAAACTATACATTATCTTTGGGGTAAAATTAAGACAAAATCGGGGTAAATTAAACAACATTTGGGGTAAAATAACACAGACTGTAAAGGTGCGAAATGCCGAGAAAGTATGTTGATTATTCTAAGACGTATGTTTATCTACTAACTTGTAAAAATCCAACGATTTTAGACGGGTATATTTCGCACACAACTAACTTAACACAACGAAAGTATAAACACAAGCGCGACACTTTGGATCTTTCGTATCAGACAAAGTTATACGACGCCATTCGAAAGAATGGTGGTTGGGCAAATTGGAAGTGTATAATTCTGGAAGAATGTGCTTGCACCAATGATTTTGAAGCAAAGGAACGGGTAAACTTTTATATTATGAAATTAAAACCAAATTTGAACGATGAAAAATTGGACGAAAAGTCAATTGACGAATTTCCAAACTTTCCTGATTTTAAACCAAATATTTTCGGTCCAACACCTGTTGTTACAACTTCTACCCCTGTTTTTCATACCGAGATTTTTGGCGGCGCTGCAAATGAAACAACGCCGGCCTCTCTGCCAACCACGAAGGATGGGAAATATATATGTCTTTGTAAAAAATCATACGCCCACCGTTCTAGTTATTATAAACACACGTCAACCTGTCTTCAGTTTCAACATAACCAATCTGTAAATAAACTGGCGAATTCAAATAGTCATCATTCATCGGATGCTGCATTAAACTCTCTATCGGTATCCATCATTTCTACAACTACGACGTTGACGACAACAACAACAAGAACCACATCAGCGATACCCTCGGAGATTAAACAATCTGTATCTCGAGAGATTGCCAATATAAACGACGGCGACGACGGCGACGACGACGGCGGCGACGACAATCAAATCGTTTGTTATCGTTTCAAATCTAAAAAAAAGACGGAAGAAATCAGTGGAAATATGGTTCATTATCCTGTTCTTTCAGAATTAGCGCCAGAACCTGAAATTACCGTGCATGTATCAGAATATAGTGGCAGTAACAGTTACGCCGATACCGATACATCGTCTTATGCTTCTTCATCATCAGAACAGTCGTCACACATTGATCTTCCTCGCAACGACGACGACGATGACGACGACGACGTGGACGATGAATCGGCAATTACAGGCGTATCCGATACAGCGTCGTCGGCTGTATCCGAACTCCTTACCGAACAAAATGAGAAACTTAAAGAATATATTCGGAAAATGATTTCGGCACTTACTGACGGTAAGAAACGAAACAAGACATCAATCGTAAATTCTCTCGTATTTGAGTTATTAGACCAGAATAAAACTCTTCAAAAGCAAATCATCGAGTTAAGTAAGGAACGCAATATTATCGTGAATAATACGAATAATAACCAATTTAATTTGAACTTTTTCCTGAATGAACAGTGTAAAGACGCAGTCAATCTCTCGGACTTTGTTAATTCTCTCGAAATCACCATGGACGATCTAACTTATACACGGAACCAAGGTCTCGTGGAAGGGATTAGTAAAGTCATGATCGACGGATTAAAACAAATGGATCTATACAAACGCCCGATTCATTGCACAGACCAGAAACGCGATACGATTTATGTGCGGGATAATCATCAGTGGGCGAGAGACGAAGGAAATGCACGGATACGTCAGGCGTTTGTGGATATTGCCAATAAGGAATACTTTGCGATTAAGAAGTGGATGGATTTACACCCGGGTTGGGAGAAGAATAGTCAACTTCAGGATTTCCATCATAAGATGGTAAAGAACGTGCTTCACGAAATCAAGGACGACCCGATTGGTGAACGTAAGATTATGAAAAGCGTTGAACGAGAGATTTTCATAGAGAAGTGAATCAATATGCACATCAATGTGCTTATAATATATAATATTTTCACCATTACCGGTAATAATATTATAATTCTATTTCAGTAGTAAGTTTATCTAAAACTTGGTTCCAATTACCTCGTTGGCAGCCATGGGTTCAAATGACATCATACCACCGGGCATTCCCGCGCCGACATTCTGTGCATAAGTGCTGTTAAAGTGCTGGGTTTGCTGCGACGCCTGCGAGAGACCGTAATCGGCAGTTCCTGTATTACGGTTTGTCGTAAGGACTGGATTAGGAGGCGCCATTCCACCGCCGATCATTCCGCCGGGAACACCGCCAGCGTAAGGTTGTGATAATGGCTGGGTGATACGAACTGCGCCGCCTTGCGCACCCTTTCCGTCACTTCCCACAGTTCCATTGTAACTCGTTTCACCACCCAAGAGTTCAATTGTGCGTTCGACGAGTATTTGAACCTTCTCTCCCAACTTTGTCTTAATACTCAAGAGAATCATTAATATTCCTAAAATGGTAGTTGTGAAGTTAAATTCACTATATCTGTATCCAGAATACGTTGGAACATACGTAATCAACCGGTGGATAAAGTAGATGAAAACGAACATAAAGAGAATCTGACCAATGATTTCTACTAATATCATAAGTGTTGCTTTATGATCATCGGGTTCGGGGACATACGTGCGAACCAAATACAACATCAGTAAAATCGGGATAAAACCGATGATTGTGTATTGAACAATATTTAATAACACGCCTTGTTGCTGTTCGTCTAAACGAAAGACATGATCAACGAATGAACTTCCACGTTTCGAACCTTCTTTAACGGTTTCTTCAAATGCCTCCATTATTGAGTATATATAAAGGGAATAATATTATTTTTGAACTGATGTAGACTAAAATAATATGTTACGATTTGTGATAGGTTCGGTTTACTCTTCTTTTGATTGTTAAACCTTTATTTTTCCGATATCGTAATTTTTGTGTTCTTTTACTTTTTCTTCTTCGATAACTACGACCGCCGCGAGGAGTGCAGTGCGCGAAAGGACACGCATCTCCTTTAGTGCATTTACCTTTTGCATGAAATTTGCAAGGTATTTTCGGAGTCTTTTTCGGAGTCATTGCGGCGCGACCGTGAGAGGGACTGGGACTGCTAGCGCGACGACTGGGACTGGGACTGCTAGCGCGACGACTGGGACTGCTATCGGGTTGTAATGATGCCGTAGCTTCACCACTACTTTTAGATTTCTCCCAGCATGATTTCAATCCTCTTCTAAAATATTCGACCCATTGCTCTGGGGTCATCGCAGTTCTTACAAAGTCTCGTCTGTCACTATATGTATCTTTTCCTTTATTAGATTTATCAATAGCGCATGTTAATTGAATCATTGGGTCTCCAGTATGTCTATCAAAGAAGAAGTGATAATGCATTCCTTTATGGATAAGATTTTTAGTATTTCCAGGTTGCACACCATATCGTTGATACCCATAAAAAATACCATCGTCTTTAATAAAATAATCTGGGGTAAGACCTTTGTCATGACCACCTGATTCTTTCCACGCTTCACCAACCTCTTGCGCAAATCTTTTTGCACCTTCTTTGCTGTGACTACCTGCAGCAGAGGCCATTTATATTTGTTTATACATAATAGATTAGATTAGATTTTATGAAATGAAATTAAACACTTTTTATTGATGAAATTATACGATCCTATTTCTATTTGAGTAGTAATGATTCGCAATTTTGCACGTATAAATAGTGTTCCGCACTACAAAATCCAAAATCCTAACGATGATACTGAAATTCAACAACCGACAACAGATACTTCCATTATTTTACCCGGAGTAATACCAATGTCGACATCTACCTATTTTATTCACCCACATGAAGAATATCAATACCTGAATCTTATTTATGACATTCTACAGGAGAATCAAACCCATGTGAGTCGCAATGGGAATACATTATCTGTTTTTGGCGCGGCAATGGTATTTTCATTAGAACAAGGCGCGATTCCAATTCTCACCACGAAACAAATGGCGTGGAAAACATGCCTTAAAGAACTCCTTTGGTTTATTCAAGGAAAAACAGACAACCGACTATTACAACAATCCGGCGTTCATATTTGGGACGGTAATGCGTCACGCGATTTTCTCGATTCGCGCGGTTTATCGCACTACGCCGAAGGCGACCTTGGTCCCGTATATGGACACCAATGGCGCCATTTCAATGCAACATATAAGAATCACGAAACTGATTATACGGGGAAAGGTGTAGATCAACTGGGCGAGATCATCAGATGCTTGAAACACCCCACCGAGAGATTTTCACGAAGGTTGATTATGTCTGCATGGAATCCGTGCCAACTTGATGAAATGGCGCTACCACCCTGTCATGTTCTATGTCAGTTCAATGTGGATCAAAACAACCGTCTTTCATGCTCATTATACCAACGAAGTGGTGATGTAGGATTAGGCGTTCCCTTTAATATTGCATCTTATAGTTTTTTAACGCATATATTGGCCAAACATTGCGGTCTTATCGCCCATGAATTCGTATATTATTTAGGAAACGCTCATATTTACGACGATCATATTGAAGCGTTGAAACCGCAATTATTGCGAACTCCATTTCCTTTTCCACGAGTTGAAATCTCTGTTCTGAGAGAAAACATTAATGATTACGGAATCAATGATTTTAAAATAACGGAATATCGAAGTTCCGATCCGATATCAATGAAAATGCGAAAATAATATAGAATTAATGTGTTATTACATTTTATAATCTTCACGGACGTAACGGCGAACATACATACTTACGATCGATACGATGAGTGGTAGTGCAGCATTATCAGCCGCGCGAAAACGTAGGGCGTCAACTGCGCCGCCTTCAGCAAATATTGGCGCGCCAGGTGCAACGTATGCGCCTTCAAGACCGGAAAATATGCAACAACGACAACAGCAGCAACCACCACAACGACAGTATCCGAATCAAAATGGAATACAAATGCAACAAATGCAAGAAATGGACATTTATGAAAATATAGAACTGATTAAACAACAATTGTTAGAACGAACCAAGTTAATACAAACGCAAGGATCATCGATTCCACCTGATCGGTTGCGGATTCTTCGCCAACAAAACGAAGTCCAAACACAAATATTAAGACAAAAAATAGCGATTGCAAAACAAATGGAAATGGTTGAAAAACAAGAACCGACCATGAATGAATCAGAATTTATTTATGAAAAAGGGGTTCCTCGAAAGAACCCAAATTATAAAGTTGCTGTAGAAACACCATTGAAACAGCATTATAATGCATCGGCAGCAGCAGCAGCAGCATCGGCATCCACAACGCGTGGACTGACACCATTTGTAAGCATGTTACTAGATACTGGGGTAGTTCCACCTCCGATTGTTGTATTAAAATCACATGATGCAAAACTCGAAGAACATAACCAGATTTTACACAATATCCTACATAAATTAGACGATTTACAATTGAGTAACGACGATAAACCCCGCAGCAGCAACAACGCCGAGAACGCCGAGGAAGACGATGAAGAACTCTTGATGGATGTTGTTATGAATGACTTAACAAATAGTCGCGAGTTTGTAGAAGGGATAGTGAATAAGATTGTGAATGAGACCAATCTCTCGGAAGTGATAATGAAGATTGAACCTCTTGTCAAAGAGAATCAAGAACTTCGTTCTCTTATCCATTCACAACAACAAATGATGAACGAAATGAATACTATGCTTTTACGTTTATTAAATGGTAATACCCATGTAAAAGAAGAAGAAGGACTGTGCGAACATTCCATGTATCAGGATAACATAATAGATCATGATGGTTTATATCAACCCGAGATGACTGAGATTGTATTATCAAATTATCACGAAGATACTGAAGTCAAGGAAGAGTCGACAATTACTACAAACGATATCGTTAGTTTGGATGTAAGTGATGTGGATACAATTTCAGAAAACGAACCCAAAGCACTCGACGCACCCGACGCACCCGAAGCACCCGAAGCACCCAAAGCAGACGATCATGTAGTTTCAGTAGATCAGACTATAGACCAAGACCACGATTATTCTGCACCTCATTTCCCCAACGAACCGATTTCATTAGTTGTAACTGATATGTAAATGAAACCGTGCGTAATTACAAAAAAGTATAAATATGAATATGTAATAGTATTCATATTTACAATGCTGATTGTATCTCTTTTAGTTTTTTGTATTGTATTATTTCTCTATCTTCACATACATTTTCATTTGAAACGAAGCAATGATTTAGAAGTATATGAGATAGACCAACCATCAAAACAACGGTTAGAAGAAGTATGTGATATACGGCAACCTACCGCATTTGAATATTATAATGAACAATTTTTAAACCAACTATCGTATCAAACTATCCACAATCATTACCGAGCATTCGATATCAATATCCGTGATACCAAAAACAGAGAAAAGGGGGGCGAAAACGATTTTGTGGTATACATTCCTGTAGCGTTGAAAATAGCGCACGATGTATTGAAAAATGATACAGAAATGAAATATATAAGCGAAAACAATTCGGATTTTATAGACGAAACAGGGTTGATAAAAACATTTCAATTGAACGATGAGTTCATGCGACCTTATATGGTTTCAAAATGTGCATATGATATACTACTTGGGTCCGTAAATACAGTGACACCTCTTCGATATGATGTAAACTATCGCAACTATTTTACAGTAACTCAAGGAAGTGCACGTGTTATGCTTATTCCACCGAAAGATAGTCGATATTTACACCCATATAACGATTACGACATCTTCGAGTTCAGATCACCAGTAAACCCGTGGAAAGTTCAACCGGAATACTGCGACGATTTCGATAAAATTAAAACATTAGAGGTCGATTTAAACCAAGGAATGACAATGTTTATTCCTGCATATTGGTGGTATAGTATCAAATTCATAGATTCAGAAACAAGTGTATGTTCTTTCAAATATAGAACATATATGAATACAATTGCACTTCTACCAGAAATTGTAATGAGCGCACTTCAGAATATGAATACCAAACGCGACACTCATGAAAAACGAGTAATTGGTAAGAAACAGTTTCAAGAAAAAACACAAAAACCAACCGATGTCAATACTACATCATCTACCGCAAATAATGAAACAACACAATTCCCCCCATCATCTGTTATTACCGAATACACTCCATCAACAGAAGATCAATATTTGCCAAAGTCTCTGCGAGGAAATAATACGAATCCGTATAGTATTATGAATGCAATGACCGAGACAGTTCAAAATGCGAATGTGGTTGCACCGGCGATCTCTTCGAATGGACCAAATGTAAGTGATACCAATAACACGAATGTTGATTTAGCAATAGTCAATGCTTCTATACCCGTATCAGAATATACATCCACGCAAAAAGAAGTGACAATTACGAGCGCACCCCCCTTGTAATAACACTTTTCATTGATTCGTCATTTCATGTAATATATCACATACTTCATGAATAGAAATTCCGTCATGAGAAAGTATCTGGGTAAATAGGTTGTGAAGTTTATGATTCGAGATCACATCTATAATTAATGACGATACATAACCATCTTTTGTAAAGAAATACGGAGGATACTTGTGATAATAATTATAAAAATCTCGATAGATATACAATGTAATAAAAATAATACCAAGAGACCAAACATCGTGTTTCAATTGTTGTTTTTTCCAATTGTATTTACTAGACCGATTTGTATCACGAATGTTTTTAAGTTCAGGATGACAATATGGAATCGTCCCTCCTGTTCCATACCCATCATTGTTTATACCGGATAATCCGAAATCGATGAGATGCACTGTGAAATTTTTACATTTTTTTTCATTATTCAGATTGAAGTCATCGCCTTCACATAGAAGAATATTATCTGGTTTTATATCTCCATGAACTACATCAACCGCATGAAGATCGCGAAGTAATAATGCACATTTATGAAACAGATCAATAAAAAATGGATACTGTATATTTGAAAATTGATTATAAACATAGTTTCCAATATTGTCCTTTACCCAATGATATAATTGTTCTGTATTTTTTACGTAACGCTGTATACTAAACGATATGGTTTTTTCCCGTAATGTATGATAATATGCGCGACCTTCGTGCGTTAGTTCCGTCATTTTCGGATGATCATCGGCATTATCTGTATATTTGCATTCACATATAGGAGTAGTACAATCGCAAATCTCGTTTTTTATGTCTCGTTTTACATTTGTATATACTAAAAATGGTAATATAATATTATTTACACAGGACGAATCATATTTCATTGATAACGCATTGATCGCGTCTTTTTCATTTAAAAAACTATAGGGCGAATCATCAATACGAATAATATAATCATTATAACGAAAAACACCCAATAGATGTTTTGTTTTTAATGTGCGGTATTTCTTTTTTTCTTCAAACAAATTCCAGAATAGGTCTAATGCAATAATAATGTATATCATTCTCATTTTTATTTTTAAAATATCTGACATTTCTGGTATATTTTGAAGTAATTCTTCGAACCTTGGTTCTAGTATAATATTTGTTATATCAATATGATGTCGTTGAAGAGTATGAATCAATGTTTGAAATTCATAATCCGTTTTTATAAGTGCATCTTCGATGACCGTATTAAAAAAAGTATGTGTTTTTGGGGGTGATGCGATCTGTGGCGGGGACGGCGGAGGCGGAGACGGGGACGGGTGGGACGGCGACGGCGATGAACTGTTTTCTGATTCATCGATGTCATCGATGCTTATTATTTGAGATTCCATAACTATTACTTGATATCGTTTGGGTCTTTTTATAATATTTTTATGAATCAACCTTTCACGAATAATACGTTTTATATTGGAAAAGAATGATAACATATATAGATTGTATGGATATATACTTTTGTATCTATATATGTTACTTATGCAAATATATCAATCAACTCCGCCAAACGTATTCTCTTGACAATACGTGATGTATAAAAACCCATCTGGATCTTTATTGTGATCATAAACTGTTCCAATGACCGATGTGATGGGGTAAATCTTATTATTGATGAACATAAATAATGCCTTCTCGGCCGGAAAGCGAATGCGTCTACGAATGATATGTTGCAACTGAAGAAGCGTTAAATCTCTCGGAGTGATGTATTTTGATTTGTCAATGGGATATGCATCGCGATCGTTTTTAGATGGTTGTATGATAAGAGGGACGCGATCCGGATATTTTTCCATAATAAATTGTGATTTTTTAACGCGTTCTAAATGGTCATTTGGGGCGTAAGATGCACCGTTCGATATTTTACTCGCGTCATTATTGTTCTCTTGAGGTGTGTCGGCAAACGCACCCGACCCAGCGTGAAGCGTTTGTTGATTGGAATATGACGTAGTAATCGACGTATTCATTCAATATATGAAGTATGTTAATATATTTCTATATTACAATTTGTGAAAAAGAACCGAGATTTATTAGTATATAAAATAATTCAAGTTGTGATAAATTGAAATCTATTTGTCGAGTTTGTTTGTATTATATCTACAATAGAGTCAGACGATGAGTTCGGTCAGTGGCGCTGATATTCGTAAATATACAACTGTTGTAAAGAAACTATCAGAAAGTGAAACAACAGTCACGCGTCTGGGTAATCCATCAACGCCTGTATCATTATTGAGTGACACTGTTGTTCCTGCCGCGACCGCGTCTTCTGAATCTAGTAATAGTGCGTCCTCGTTTCAAAGTCATATGTCACCTGAGCAAAAACTCGCATTTGAGAAATACAAATCGGGTCAAAATGTATTCATCACCGGTCCCGGTGGAACAGGAAAGTCTGCACTTATCCGAGAGATTTACAACTACGCAAAAGAACGCGAACATAATATACAAGTATGTGCTCTTACTGGGTGCGCTGCAGTAATGCTGGATTGTAAAGCCAAAACGATCCATTCATGGGCAGGGATTGGGTTGGCGAATGGAGACATCGAACACATTGTTCATCGGGTAGATAAAAATTTCTTCAAAAAGAAGGATTGGCGGAAAACACGGACATTGATTATCGATGAAGTGAGTATGATGTCGAAACGTCTGTTTGATATACTCGATATAGTTGGAAAAACAGTGCGAAATTGTGATTCTCGTCCATTCGGTGGAATCCAACTTATTTTCTGCGGCGATTTCTACCAACTTCCACCAGTTGGGATCAATACAGAAGACATCGATAATTCGCGTTTCTGCTTTGAAAGTGAAAACTGGTTCACGACATTTCCGAAAGAAAATCATATTCAACTCAAACAGATTTTCCGGCAAAATGACCCAGTCTATTGCAAAATATTGAACCAAGTGCGCGAAGGACGTATTACACGCCAAACGGATGAGATTCTTCGCTCACGTATCGGTGTTATATTGCCAGATGTATCTGAAGATGGCGCGCCGCAGACCAAACCAACAATATTATATGCAACTCGATCCCGCGTGGATGAAATTAACCGACTTGAAATGGAGAAACTTACGATTTTAGATCCAGACAGTCCTACTTACAAATATGATTTAAAATATGTGACGGATTTGCCCTTGTCAGATAAAGAACGACAATTACGTGCATCGCAATCACAAGAACGAATATCAATCGAATTATCTTTATTGAAGAATAGTATTTTGTGTGATGACAAAGTGCACTTAAGAGTTGGTGCACAAGTAATGTGTGTGGTGAATATGGAAGAATCTGTCACGACATCTGCAACTCCGATTTGCAATGGTAGTCAAGGAGTGATTGTGAGAATGACAGATAACCCGACGGGGTTAACACCACCGTTACCGGTTGTGCGTTTCAATAACGGTTTGGAAATGACCATCAATTATCATACATGGCTCAGTGAAAATATACCGGGAATCGGTGTATCACAGATACCACTGATTTTGTCATGGGCAATTACAATCCACAAAAGTCAAGGGGCTACACTGGAACGTTGTATTATTGATATTGGATCTGGGGTATTTGAAGCTGGACAGAGTTATGTTGCATTATCGCGAATCAAATCATTAGAAGGAATGAGCATCATGAGTTATGATGTGTCAAAAATACTCGTGAATAAGCGCGTCAAGTCATTTTATGCGGAATTAAACAGTCCGCCGGCGTCGCCTTTGGGAGGATAGCGATGTGGAGAAAAAGGAAGAAGAGAGAGAGAGAGAGAGAAAAAGAAAAAATTGAAATGAGAAAGAAGGGAGAGAAGAAAGTTAGTAAGCGAAGAAAGAATGGAAAGCATATTGAGAGCGATGTCAAGAATGA